GAATACAAATTACTGGCAATGATTGACATATTACTACTAAAATCCCCACCCAATTTGGACTGGGGATGTAGTTGCATCAGTACATTATAATAATCATTTTGTCCAGCAACAAACATTATGTCACCGCCGTTATATTTAGTGTTCCGAGTCGTGTTACATGCCCGGGTGTCGGTGTAACTGTAACACCATCAAAAGACCCTGGCCCTGTCCATGTCCCTGCAGGGCCCGATACATATGTAGTAGTAGCGGTCTGGCACCCGTCTGTAAGACAAACGGCCAGTAGCTGGGCACCATATAATGGAGATCCGACAGTTAAATTTGACATATAATATTGCAGATCGGATGCTATAAGTGTTGTGTTTACACTTATAGGGGATACTGTAATGTTAATGTTATATAAATCTATAGTTTCGCATTGGACAATGTTTAGGTTGCTTGTTAGTGGCCTGCGAGTTAGCATATAATTAGATGCTAAAGTTTGTAATGTAAAATTTGCAGCATAATAAGGACTGGAGGCGTTTAAAATTGATTCGTTATTAGGCTGTATCCACGTCCATACCTGTCCCGGAGGAGCTGGGTTAATCAAGCTATTTGGTGTTGACAATTGGGCAGATGCTATATAAAAACTATTTGGGTCGGTTGGACCTTGGTTAGAATGATATATTGTGTGGGTCCCTGTCCCTGTATCTATTATGTTAACAACAGCGGAGCAAGCACTGTTTGAAAAAATAAAAACATACCATGCTGATCCACTACCATAAGACAAATAGTTGCTCGTTACCCAGTATGTAGTACCAGCTACTAAGGGTCCTGGCAAAGTCCCGGTACTGGAAAACTGTACAGGATCTCCATACACCCACCCGACTGGATTATACTGCTGGTAGTTATATTGCAGTTGTTGTCCTAAAACAACAGAGTTTTTATACAGTACGCCCGCCCCATCAGTGTTTACTTGTGAGGGGGAAAAAGGTTCCGGTAAGTTTGCTGCTGAAGGACTGGATGATGGTACAGCTTGTAAAGCCCAAGATATATAATCTTGAGCAGTTCCACCCGAGGCGGGAATTTGCAATTGTGATATCATCCTAGTACGATATGCACCATCTAACTCCCCACTATTTCTAGCTATTCCAAAAGCGGATCCCCACATATCAAGATATGTCCCAGTAGCAGTACTTATAAAAGCTTGATTAAATCCATTGGCCTGAAAAACATATTGACCCCATATAGCCTGAGCTATAACTGAGCATTGTATCCATACAGGGCTACCGATCGCAGTATCAGGAGCAGGTACGAGGTTTGAATAGTCTGTAATCATCGCCTGTAAAAGACTGTCGTAAGTTGGGTATTGATATGATAGCATAATAAACCTTTATTGGGGCCCTACTAAATTGTAAGTTCCATTTTGTAAATTTATATTAAAATTATAATTATAATTAGTTTCCACCCCAGAAGTCTGGGTTATGACTATATTAACTATATACGATTGATAGTCATTTATAGCAGCCGTAGCATTGATTGCTGAGGCATATCCCGCCGTTAAAAGCCATGCCAAGGCCTGTTCCGCATATTGCTGTACCAGTATAGTAGACGCTTGATTTACAATCCCTACTTTATATAGCTGGGACCCGAAACTTAAATTTTGAAAAAAGGATCCCTGTTGAATGGTTAACGAGTTAAAAATGTCCGTAGATAGATTAGAGTTATCATACCACGTCATAGACCCGTACGGATTATACTCACTATACTGTGTCTGGAAATCCATTGTAACCTCTATAAAAAATTGATGCTTCTAAAGTAATTTTTCTCTACCTTATTGAGCACTTAGTGTCGATGTCTTATACGTCGGTAAAACAGGCATGGACAGGGCGGTGCAAATAGCTTCCACAAACGAGGCCGTGGCCAGGGTTTGTGTTAGTCCAAGGTCCGGAATTCCATTTATTTGTACCGTTTGAGTTGATGTTATGGCCACTCCCTCTTTACTTATAGTTATACCAGACAGAGGATTATACGAAGAATCTTTTATACCTATTCCAATCACAGGGTTTCCATTCCCATCAGTACTAAGTTCGGTGCTGCAAATTCCATTATCTGTATTTAAGGCAGTCAGCAAAACAGGATTTCCGTTGGAATCTTGAGTGATATATATAATTGGATTTCCAGTTGTGCATTGATAAATAATTACATCCCCAATTTTTGGTACTACTGCTTCTCCAGAAAGAGTAAAAGTAAATTGTGAATCATTTTCAGCTACCGTCCACACGTTCCATTGATTTTTTATGGTTAAAAATTCTGTCCCGGGCCCTGGAAAAGTCCTTAGACCCGCATGCTGAAAAGTCTTGGCGTTTAAAAGTTCATCTTCCTCGCCTTCTAGGGCCGTTCCGCGCCCGTAAAGTTGGGCATATCTAGACCCTAAAAAACTAGTCCAGGACTTAAAAGTAGATTTTAATATTTCCAAAATCATAAGGTATTCCTTAAGCCATAGTCGGAAAAGACATAAAAATTATGGAGCTCTAAAGTTGTTTTGGCCCCGCCAGAAAGAGAGTAATCATATGTGACATCAGAAATTAACATTGATGTATTATTAAATCCTAGAATTTCATCGTTTACAGTTGCAAGAGTATTATATAAAAATGGAATTGAAGATCCCCAAGGAGCCCACCCAGTAAGTTTATATTTCAAGTCGTACAATTTTCGTCCTTGAGTTATCATGACATTATTTATAAGTCGGTCCGCATAATTTGTCCAAGTGTTTACGTCTGCACAATCCACAGTCGACGCCTTGAACTTTTTAAGTCCTTGATAAGGCAATTGTGATAAATCAATGGACCCTGCTTTTTTTGGATTTGGGTCTGTATATAAAGCCAATGCTTCAGATTTCAACCAACTTTTTTGGGTGCCACTATTGTATGGGGTTGGAACCTTACTTGTTGGAGTAGGAACATCACTCTTTCCTTCTTCCTCATGCGCCGCATTCCCCACCAACTTTACAAAAGTATAAAAATCTTTTGTTGATTCTGTAAAATCCATAGACGCGATATTATTTTTAGAAATATTATCAAAAGACTGATAATTATTAATTACAGGGCCAGGGCCCGGATTTAAATATGTGTCTATATAAAATATCGATCCATATGCAGCCTGTCCAGACAAAGGTTGGTCGGGGACATGTCTTATTAATAAACCTATTTGATTCAAAAGTTTACTTAAAAAATCAAAAATTGATTCTCCAAACGTGGGCTTTGCATAAGAAAATCTATATTCTTTTGGTGTTTTATATTGCAACAATTCTTGGGCCTTGCTACTATAAGATAAAGAAAAATTTCTATAACCTGCTCCAAAAAATAAGTTTGTTATTCCTCCATTTTGGGCCAGTAAGTTTTTTGATGGATAATAGCTGCCCTGTAAATAAACCTGGCTTATTAAAGATGATGGATACTTTCCAAATCCACTTGATAAGGTTGTTCCAATAAGTCCATATAGGAGTTGGTCAAAAATTTCATCTATCGTTGCATCATTATATTCTGTGTCATATAAACAATCATTATCCATTAAAATTTGTATAGCGTCTCGGCCTTGGACCTTGCGTTCTGTTCCCTCGTTTTCGTTAAATCTAACATTAAAGGAATCCAAAAACCCATTCTGTACGTTTTTTCCATTTATAAAGACCCAATAATCATAAACTTGTTGTGTTAAGTTTACATCAAAATCTTCTATTTTTGCTTCAAAGGTACTTGCCCCGCCATATAAGTGTGATGCTATCGAGAACTCTTTCACAAAACGAGTCACATCATTATTTGCTATAATGATTTTAAATGTATCTTGTGGATATACATTAGGCATATACAGTGACCTGTCCAAAAACAAAATTTGGATTTAAAATTTGTGGATTAAGAGCAAGCATTTCATCGGCCTCGTGATAATTTTTACCTAAGGTCATAAGTAAAGTAGCCAATGGTTGCATACTAACCGTAAGCTGATATGTCTTAATAAGTTGCAGCTGAATTGACATAATATAATTTTGTAGCTGGGACAACAATAATTTTGTACTATACCCAGAAGGATTAAAACTAATTGATAATTCAGTATAAGATCTTACAATTTGAGTATCTATTTGTGTGTTTTGTAATGATAAAATATTTGTTGATGTATTTATAGTATTAATAAGATTTCCAAGCACATCAAAAGCAGGTTGATTAATAGAGTTTTCTAAAATATTCCTATTGGTGATATCTTGGCTAACATTAGAATATTGGCACTGTATAAGGCTCGGGGCTGAGGCCTGGGTCCAAGCCGATTGAAAAAATGGAGCGTTATTTCCAGTAAAAATATTATTAAGTAATCCAAAATTGTTGGCTATAGATTTTATATCAAAAAGTTGTGAAGCCGAAGAAAAAACTTGTACAATAACATTTGTGGCATTTATAAATTGATTATATAAAATTGTTGGAATATCTGTTAAAGTAGTTATAGCAGTGTTAACTGATGTTAATGGACTTGTAAAGCTTTGTACAAGCGTATTTAATGCGGCAAGGTTATTATCTATGTCAGATCCAAAAGCCCTTATAGACCTGGAATATCCTGATAACTGACTTGCTATGGGTTTTGTGGGGTCGAATAATTTCCCTGCAAGATCTCCATACCCAAGAGTTTGTAGCTGTAGACCTGTGCTGGTAGCATAATCCGCTTGTAGTGCACCTGTATATTGTGTAATAGATTGAGGATTTGTAAATGATGCAGCTTGGGCTCCGTTTTGAACAGATATTTTATCTTCTATAAAGACCAGATCAATCTCGGCATATGACTGGCGATCATCTGCTACAACAGAAACGTTTTCAACCCGGCCAAGAATATTGCCATATTTTGGGTGTTGTAAAATGTAAAAAGTAACTCCAGAAACAAATGGATTTACATAATCTAAAAAGGCAAAGTGATCTGAATAAGTCCCATTTACGCCCGAGATAGATTCCCTGGAACCAAACCAGAAGGTTTTAAAAGATACTGTATGAGGCTTTTCTCCAACCACTTGGGTCAGGGCCCCGTCCCTGTTCAGGATTTGGTGTTTTATAACAATTGATCCTATAGTGTCTTTAATATCTAATATATTTAATGTAAATATATTTATATTATCAACATCGGTCAATATACATTCAAGGTTTGTGAAGCTCATTATTTTCACCTATTTGAAAATCTTACAAAAAACCCTGTGGAATTTTTTCTAATTTTTTTCCACCAATAACAGAAAATTGTTCTTCAACAATATGTTTCTTTTTGGATTCTTCAATATTTACTATGGTTGTATGATTAAATGTTGGTGCTGATCCATGCGAATTTTGATTAGTAATATTATACTTTTCTTCGAAAAGCTCATTTAGTTGTGCATTATCAGTTTGTTTTGGATGTAAAGCATTATATGTTAATGTTTCTGCTGTATAGACCCCGTGTTTTACATCGTCTATTTGCGCCTCACCATATTGAACGCCTGCTCCCAACACTGGTCCCGTAACATGCGATCCCCACCACCGAGCAGCAACAAAGATTTTGGGCAAAGGGGAAAATGTTGCTGCTCTAATTAGTATTTCTACAGTCTTTTCAATAGCCTTAAGTTTTTCGACATCAATTTCTCCAAATTTTTCATTAAGCAAACCCATATCTTTTAAAAAATTATTTATACTTACTGTAGAAATTTCAGTCCAGGCATTCTTTATGGCAGTTATTTTACCTTCTATAGTAGCTGCATTTTTCTCTGCCTGGGACGGTATGATATCTTTCATCTGATTTTTAAGTTCAAGGACATGGTTCATGGCCGCTGCAAATTCCTCCACCTCGGATGCCCCTAATCCAAAAAACTTTTCCAGCATTTCATTTTTAGTTCCACCAGGATATTTTTTTATTATAGCTTCATAAGCTTCCGCTATGCCTGATTCGGATGTTAAATTTGATCCTAAAGAAGCATTAAGTTGAGCGGTCGTATACTTTGTAAATGTTGAAATGGCTCGGTTCAATCTTTCTGGGTTTGTTGTAAACAACTCTGCTGATAGTACATCGCCTAAACTTTTATCACTCCCATAAGCAAATCTAAGTTTCTGGGCCATAGTCCCGGCATTGGGCAAGATGTCTTCTAAAGAACTTTTCCGGCCCGGTTGCCGAGAAAAAGAAATTACTTCCGAATATTGCTTATAAAAATCATCCCAAGCCATACCCGACTCTTCAAAAACTTTGCCCGTCATTTTACCAAATTCGGAAGCGTCACCCCCAACAACGGAATACATTTGTGCAATCTGCCCTAAATGGGTATTTAGATTGGCCAAATCCCCCGTTTGTTTTACCCACGATGTTGATAACGCTGCCATAGAATCCCCACTAACTCCAGCAGCAGACCCAGCTGTTAAAATGCTATCTTTAAATTTAAACATTTGAGCGGCAGTCATTCCAGTTTCATTACGTAAATCATGCAAACTTTTATCAAATTCATAAGCCGTTTGTACCATCGCGCCAACCGCTGCAGCTGCTGCAGCTCCAACCGCTATAAACCCAAGAGACACTTTTGATAAGGAGGATAAGCTTTGTCCAGTAAAAATCTTTACTGCTTTTTCACCCTCTTGGAGTCCGGGTACCAAGGACCCCACTGTTTTCATTCGTAAAGCTAGTTCTCGTTCCATTTATTATCTTCTTACTTTAAGATATTCTCCAGATGCAGATTTTGCATCCATTATTTTTTGCTGTCTGTTTTGATCAAAAGCTATGAAACCTAACCATTGTCCTCTGGTAAGATCTCGGGCTGGCTTACCAAAATATGCAGTAGCCTCTTGGCAATGTTCAAACTTGTAACTTTCCCAAGTGTCGAGTCCGGCTTTTTTTTTAAATCCTGTAAAAGTATATCAAACTCTTCCTGAGTCATCCTATCTAAATTTGGAGACTGCTCTTTTTCAAATGAAACATATTCTTCATCCAAAATTTTATGTATTCCATAGGTCATTAACTTTCTAAAATCTTCTACCGTTGCCACAACACGTCGTTCTGGTTTCCCCGGAAAAGATATTGCACGATATAAAACTTGGGTCGACTGTTCATAGTCATATTCCACCCCAGTTCCGATGTTCATCTCTATGTGAGAAGTCTTAAAAAGTCTTTCGGTTGCAAAAACCGATTGCTGGCGATCGTGATCTGATAGCACGCGTATTTCTATATCTATATCCGTTGCTGGCCATTTAAGAAGCTTGGCCCTGTCCGTGCCTGCTAACAGGACTCTCAAATTCAAATTTTCTTGTGACTTCTGAATGGCAGTATCATTACGCATATTAATTCCTCCGAGTTGTTTTAATAATATTTTTTACTAAGGGGCACTACTAATAGCAGGTTATATTAATCATTTAAGAACATAAGTCCATACAGGTCCTTGGACAGGGCCAAGGACCTGTAACAGTTCAACTTCTATACGTTCATAAAGGTCTTCCCAATTATCAAGAATTTCTAAATCCCTTTCCATATCTATTGGATAAACCATTCCTAAAGTAAGCTCACCAGGAGCAGGATCCAGAGTGTAATAGTCTTTATCAACATGTATCTTTTTCCAGTCATATAAAATTGAGGGTATTGCTGGGGGAACAAAATGGCCCAGAACTTTCTCGTCCAAGGCCCTGTCCCTTAAAGTTTCATATGTGAAAAGATAACCAATCATTTATACAGGTTGTATAGTCGCACCGGTATTACCGTTTCTGGTTTCGGCTATCCAAGTAATTTCCTGAACGATTTCATTTTCCCCATCAATTTTACGGGGTCCGGCTTCTTCAATATAGACTCCCCCAAACTCTTCCCGGGTACCATTTTCATAGTCAATAGTGATGTTTCCATTTTCGACAGTATCAAAAGATATTGGATTTACCTTAGGAACTACATAGGTAAATTTACCGGAATACCTTTGTGTTATTTGTACTTCACCTGATTTATACATCAGCTTTACTTTTTTGTATATGACCCGTGGGTCTATATCAATAGCTTTTATATCATCAAAAACTGTTCCATTTATCTCGATCGACGCACGAGAAATATATGTAAGAGCCATAGTTAATCCTTATGTTAAATGTTTACTTGTATATTCAAAAGTGTTACAAACAGGCCGTTTACAAGTTGAATTGGAATTGTTACATCAACCTGTCCAATATTAATATTATCATAAACCGCTATGATACCTGATCGATAATTACCTGTATTTTGTAGCAAATTATTTGCTTCCAGAATCACGGTAGTATTAAAAAGATTGGAACAAATCGAGGCTAAAGTACGATCATTAGCAACCGAGTTAGAAAAGTTATTTTCAACGCCCGCTGTTAGTTGAGTTGATATGTAGTCAATTTGTCTTTGTGTTCCGACATTGAGTAGATCATAGTTAAGATTACCCGCTGATGTTAGCGTATTTGTGGTGCAAGCTTTTATGATTACAACTTGTTGTCCTGGCTGCACATTAAAAGGTGTGACACCACCCGCAATGAGATACTGCTCGGCGCTTCCCGTAAACTCGTCGTTTACGGCACACGGAACTATACCTGTCATGGCCATATTAGTATAGGGCACATTTACAGTTATATTTGATCGTATAGGTATCATTGCTCCATAAGCCCCACTTAATGCAGTGGCGCTAGATTTAGGAATTGTACCTGTAACATATTGTATATAACCTATAGACAGTCGAGGGCTATTTACACTTTGTGCAAAAGTAACAGCCAGTGCAGGGGTTGCATACTGTAAATCATTATATGCAACAAACTGCATTCCATAATTTTGCTCGGTTGGTCCGGATCTGAAATTTAAAATTGTATTTATTGTATTTACAGATGTTGAATCTCCTAAAACGTTCACGAGTACTGAATGACTGCATGTAGCAATAGTAGCCGCATAAGTTCCAGGGGTTGTGTATGTTCCTAGCCCAAACACGCCTGTTGCAGTCACTTTTGTGAGAGTAAAAAATGGGGTTGTTATAGGATCTGTTGCTACACGAATGTAATTACCAATAGTTCCGGATACAACAGATGATATGTCTATGCTAGACCCACCAACATCTGCTATAATGGGAAGTTCTGGAACGTATTGTCCAATTTGAGAACAAATATACGATGCTACATTTCCAGTGGTTCCAAAATTTGCTGGAATATTTATAGGTATAATTGTATCATCTATGTAAATATTAAAAATTTGTTGTGTTGTGGGGGCTGAAGTTACTGCCAGTGTCCACGAGGTCTTTGAATAAGATGTGGAGTCAGCAATACAAAGTAAACTCAAGTTTACACTTGGATTAGCCTCAAAAGCAGATCGTGCCGCCAGATGTAATGGAGACCCGCCGCCAGCATATAGAATAGCATCGGCCTCGGTAAAAACTGGAACGATTTGTCCATCTGTTGCTACTCCAGACATAGACATCTGTCCTATTAGCAATACTTGATCATTAACCGGTGCCAAATTCCCGCTTACGATAGTAACATCAGCAATAGTGCCAGGAATTAAAGTGTTTGGGGGTAATGTATTAGCCATAATTAATATTTTCCTTTATGTAAAGTTTACTATACCTATCGTTGTTGAATCCCCTTCAGGAGGCATTCCAGCATCTGGTTCAGACCAGTATTTTAAAACTATCCCTGTCAAGGGGCCTGTCCCTATATCCTGAGGTGCTGTATATGTACTTGTAAAAGAACTCCAAAAATTTATTTCATAAACTTGGTACCCGGCCTTGGCCAAGTCCCTGTTCGTTATATTCCTGAACCCCACGGGAAATAATGGGTTTTCAAGTGGTAAACCAAATCTTTGTAAAAGAAGGTTATCTGACAACGACTGCAAAAGTTCATATATTCCTTCTTTTCTAGCTTTTTCACCGGCGATCCCGCCCTTAACATTTTGAAAAACGACAATTATTGATACATCAAATTCCCATTTATATGTATTTAACGTCACCTTTTGAACCATCTTTGTCCTATTAATTGTGATATCTATAGCAGGGCGTTGAAGGTTTATTGTGCCGTCTATTAAGTCCTTATAAGCGATTTGTTGAACTTTTAAACCTGCATCAGCCAACCATTTTGTCATTGCTGTTGTAAGTTCAGATAATATAGCCACTATTAAATTTCCCAACCTTTTATAAAATAATCTTTCCAATTACGGGTATAAAATCTACCTTGTTTACCACCTGGAGGCATTGATCCACCTACAACTAACGGGCTATTTTCAGAAATTGGAAAAGGATTTATTTTAGATATTTGTATTCCTTTAAGAGTATCTAAACACCACTTGTAAGCTTCTTTTAATGATTCCGGCATAGTTACTAACAACGATCGTTGATATAAAAAATACACGGATAGTTTGGTACAAATATCCATAATTAATGGTGGGGTAGCATATGGTAAAGGCAATGTATAATGACCCATTAGATACCCATCTATAAGATCGCTTGCAAGAGTAATAGAATAATTTACTTTATTAATATCAACCTCATTAAGTCCAACATCATCTGTCAATTGCACCACAATTTCGTGTGGTATCATTGCATATATATTTTGACTGTTTGTATAAGATGCCATTTTTACTCCTTTAAAATATAGGTAGGACTACAGGAGGTTTAGTCCTACCCAATTAAACAACAGAAATACAGATTTGTCCCATCTGTAATGGGAGGCACTATGAAATTAAGAGGCTGTACGAGCCCAAGCATAACCAACATCAGTTGCAACTGGGGCAATATCAACTTGCTCCGTGATTTGATAAATCACGCTCGAAACGCGTTCCTCGCGATAAGCCCTAATCAGTCTAAGAGATCCCATATATGGAAGTCTAAACTGAAAAAGGGCAGACAGAGTTCTTAAACCCGGCGGGTTACGCAGAAACAAAAACCCATTTCCGTGGCCCGATGGGTTCCACACACTTGTAAAGGTGGGGGGTGTACCAAGAACGTTTCTATTTGATTTGGAAATCAAATTGCGACCGACCAAAAGTTCATCAATTTGAAAAACTTCTGCCATAAGAGAGGCAGTTGTAATTGATATTTGAGTATACTTTATTTTGTCGGACATATTAGGATTGGTTTGTTGTGCGATGAAAGTCGGATAATCAATAACGAAAACGTTAGGAATTTCATTGCTTTGTTGCCAAACCGCAACTTTCGCGTTAAAAACGTCCTGTATAATAGAGTTTGCAGTTGTATCTAAAACCCATCCGCCATTACCTGCTGATGGGGCAGATCCACCTGTAGTTCCATCCACCCAAATATTTCCATAAATGGTATTTGCAATTTGTATTTCTTTCCATTCATCAATACGAGTACACATATGCTGCACAGCGTCTATTTGAGGTTGTAAAGGTAACTGACCCGGCATAGATGTAATATCCAGTAACTCGTCCGTTACGGCCCATTCTAATCCAACTTGACGCGGATTAGCTGAGGTAGTCTGTATGTCGAACGAAAAACGTTTACGCTCAGCACCTTCATTCCGGAACAGATCCTGATCTTGCAAACGGAAAAGGTTAGCCTTTGTATATTTTAATATCTTCATTTCGGGACTTGGTACGGGTACGATAGGTGCTACTTGTTCCCCGATAAGGCCCTTCGGTTTATACTGCAATGTTAAGGTCATAAGGGTCGTTGGGACCTGAATCTGACCAACTGATGGACTTCCCATAATATTTTCCTTTGTTAATAGTTAATTTTCAGTTTAAATTATCCACCTATAATGTTACTAAAACTTACGGTCACAACGTCACCTGGAACGGACGACGGATTTTTATAGAGTGTAAATACACCTGTTCCATTTGCGGAAGAATCCCAAGCAGTGCCGTACCCATTATAAGTACCATCGCCCCGGGCCATGAGAATCTGGCCTATTCCATATGCCGCATCAACAGCCATTTCACAAATTCCACCGACGCATACAACCGGGCTAATCTGTTCGAAGGTCGTGGTCCAGTTTAGATTAGTGTTATAGGACGAATCTGCCAAGGTAGGGCCAATTTCCGCCACCCCTGATGGCTGATTAACAATGATACCAACAGGTATCTGATGTTTTGCAGTTGGAAGACTAACAAAACCAGTTGTCGTATCCCTCACAACAGCCAAATACTGGGCTTGAGATAGATCAGTTTTTGCGTTAAATGTATCAATTTGATTAGTTGATAAAACCATAATTAATTTCCTTTGTTAATAGTTCAGTTTAGTTAAAATTTATTTTAAACCGCAATAAGCATTTTTCCATGCCGCTTGCTTCGCTGGGTCTTTAATTGACATATAAGCTTCATTCATTGCATCCACATATGAAATATTTGGGTTCAATTTCATACGATCCTCAACAAATTTTGCTATATATTTATCAACACTATTCGCGTCCGCAGGAAGAGAAACAAGGGCATCTTCTGCCACGGCTGCTGGAGTAGCAATATCTGTAAACTCAACAATTTTTGGTCTTGATGTAAGTTCTTTACGATAATCATCACAAAAAGTTGTAGGTCCCCGTTCAGAAAATTCGAGACAAGAATCAATATGTTCCCTATTATTAAGATTTTCAACTTCACTTTCTAGGTCCGCTGGACGGAGTTTTCCGTCTCGAACGAGCTGGTCACAAAACTGGCGATTAGAAATCTTTTTTGCTTCTACCGTAGCAGTAAAATCCTTTTTTGTGATAGAATCTTCCAGATCTTTAATCCGTTTTGTAAGTTGCTCAACCATATCCTTAAGTTCCATATTTTCTTTTTCGGCTTCATTGGCCTTATTTTTTACTTCAGCTTGAGCTTCTTTACCTACTGTAATCTGAGGATCTTCTGCAGGTGCAAGCTTATCTTCTCTATCTACAGCTTTTTTATATTCAGCTACTTCGCCACCCTCTTCAGAATCCTTTTCTGGACCATCTTCTCTATCAATCTGGTCATCGTACGAAAATTCTTTTGAAACTTCCATTTTAAATTTATTCATAAGATTTTTAAACCAGCCATTTTCCTTTTTAAGGTTTATAATTTCATTCTCCATGGCATTTACGTCTATTGTTTCAGGCACAATTTGCTCCTTGCTAAATGTATATACTTTATATTCTGTATTTAATGTAAAATCAAGAGGTAATAGACCTTTTATGGCCGGAGTTGAAGCTCCCAAAAAGGCAATATGACCAATTTGATACCCATCGGGGCCTTCCTCAAATCCTATGGACCTTGTTTTATATGCCCCTTCTTCAAGCCACTTAACAAAATTTTTATTAAGTTGGGTTAACTTTAATAATATTTTTCCACCCTTGGACGTGGCCTTTTCTATCCACCCAACTGCGGGGAGTGAACTATTTTCTTTTGTAGGATGACCAAGCGTTACAGGTCGTGGGTCCAATTTTACAGTTTCATTATATTTTTTTACAATTTTTTGTAAATCTTCCGGGGTCCAGGTCTCACCATAATTTGGATCCTTACCAGCAGCGAAAGCCTCACACCACATCTCTCGTGTCACAGGGTTAAGGCCAAGGACAGGGTCTTCTTCTTCAACATTACTTGGATGTACATCTGATACAATAGACGTGTCTTTGTCAATGGATACTGTAAATTCTTTTTTTTCTGTTCCTGAAGATGGCACTTGTACAGAAGCCGCTGTAACCGAATGGTTTTTATCTCCTGATGCCGGTTCAAACTCTATGGCTTTCTTTTTATTTCTCTTAAGCCAGTCCTTTGCTTCCGCAGGAGTAAACTTTGATTTATCAAATCGTATTGCCTGCACTTCACTTTTCCCATCTTTAATACCAAAAATAAAATCCACCCCAGTTCCACCGGCATCATTTTTACGAGCAAACTTATCAAACTGACCCGGATCTTTCAATCTTGCCGAATGTTCATTTGGGTATGGAATAAAAACCACCTTATTAAAATTTTAATAGTTCCGCCCTTATATTAATAAAATTGTAGAAATTTAATGGTTTTTTCTACAATTTTTTTAGTATATGGTAACTTTAGGAGGTTTGCATGTCCTATAATCAAGACGAGGTTCTTAAGCCACTTTTAGACTATACTGGCGCAAAAACAAAACAAGATTTGTCTACTGTAAATTTAACGGATATAGAACCGGAAGATATAAAGCCTTTATATATACCTACTGCTAAAAAACAGAAAGCTCTGGACCTTTATAGAACTTATGAAGGAAACAGGGCAAAAGTTCTTATAGAGATGGAAATTCACCCTCGGACTTGGAACTGGTGGATACAACACGATCCTCTTTTTCATGATGCAATAGATCTTATAAATGATTATTTAGTTGGTAATGTAGAAGACCAAGTAATGAAAAAAATAAAAGAGGGAAATGATACTTGGATGTGGAGATATCTCAAAAATAAAGCTCCAGATAAATGGGATGAAAAAATTAATACTACACAAAATCAAACAGAACCTACATCATTTAAAATAAATATTGTAAATACAGTACACTCTAAAACTAAAAATGACTAGACCAATAGAAAAAGTTTCGGAAGTAAACCTAGGATTTGAATGGACTGAATATCAGGACGAGGCTTTTCACAAGGCCACGGAAAGATACATCATAATCCCAGCCGGGCGGCAATCTGGAAAGACACTGGGCGCTGTGCAATATTTGATTGAAAGATGTTTGCAAGAGGAAAATTTATTTTGTTTGTGGGTAGATGTATCATATAGCCAAATCATGGACTTATATGAAAATTATTTTAAAAAAATTTTAATGGGTCTTCCAACAAAATTATGGAAATGGAAAGCCTCAAGCCCGCCAAATCTGGAATTTCCGGTGGGAAAAAACATAATACGATTTCGATCAGCAGATAACCCCGATACAATCGTTGGAAGCTTCTACAAAGTGGTAATCTTAAACGAAGCAGGAATCCAGTTACTCGATCACCCAACCGTTTGGGGGCAGGCTGTTAGCAAGACCCTATTAAAATATTCAGACCATAAAGTTTTTTTTATTGGAACTCCTAGAGGCACAATTGGAAAAGACGGCAAGGAAAATGTATATTTTTCCCTTTACAAAAAGGGTAACCCAAATAACCCCGAATATGACAAAGATTATCGTGCATTTCAGTTCTCGTCCTATGCAAATAATTTTTTACAAAAAGAAAATATAAAACTATTAGAAGCAGATCCCACAATAACTCCACTTACTCAACGTCAGGAACTTTATGGGGAATTTGTTGATAATACAAAATCTGTAATTTTCAGGCCAGAATGGTTTCAAACCACTACCTCTTTACCTCCAGTAACGGAACAGTATAAAAGATTTATTACACTGGACACGGCATATTCGGAAAAAACATCTGCAGATGAAAGTGCTTGTTGCATGTGGATTAAAACAACCGATGGAAGATATTATTTAGTTGATTGTTGGCATGATAGACTTGAATTTCCACGCCTTTTAGCAAAAGTTAGATACACCTTGCAAAACTTTTCAGCAGACTATATGGTTGTAGAGGATATTGGAAGTGGAAAATCCCTGGTACAAAATCTTAGAGCAGAATTAACAAAACAAAAAATAAATGTAGTGTCTTGGGACCCAAAAGGGCCCGAGGCCAGTTTCCTTGGAAAAAATGATAAAACATCCCGCGCCACTGCTATTACTGGATATTTAGATAGACTTATGCTCTATGTATATAAAGCACCTTGGAATTTTGAATACATCGGACAGCATGTAGTTTTCCCCTTTGGTAACCACGATGATATGGTTGATTGCACAACAATGGCTCTACAATGGGGCCAAATGAACAATCCAACTAAATGTACAAAAAATATATTTCAAATGGCTTTGCCTATATCTCAATCTTTAAAACCATATAAACAGCACTATATGAAGGCATACAGTATGCCTTTAAATGAACGGCTTCGGGGGTTTAATTAATGTCAAAACATAACAGAAAAAAAAGAAACTTTTCCATCCGCCAAGAACAGGGTGTTGGAGCAGATTTACCTGAAATTATAGCACCAACATATGCTGAACCACTCGCTGAGCCAACACTATCGATGGGTATGGAAGACTCATCGAAAGACCCACGATTTCAACTGAAATCAAAAAAACCCTGGTTCCCTGAAATTGTAACCCGAAGCATTATCTGGGATTACTTTAGAACCACCATAAGTTTACCTCAGACATCCGACGTCCTATTGGCCCTGGGAAAGGGCATTGAAGAGTTTGATAGTATCATTTGTGATGCCCGGGTCAAGGCAGCTTTCAACAATAGACGTAGCGGTCTCTTAAGTCTGCAATGGACCATAGACCAAAATGGTGCTAGCCAACGACCATTTAAGTACATAAAAAAAATGTTTGATTCCCTACCCGTAACAGAAATTTTAGGAGAGCTGATGTTTGCTCCTTTATATGGATACAACGTTTCTGAGGTTACGTGGGCTTTGGAAGAAGGAATGATTGTTCCTAAAAAAATTGAAGGTAAAGCCGCACGGTGGTTCGTATACTCGGATATGAATGAACTCCGACTAAAAACAAAAGTTAATATGGTGCAAGGTGAACCTTTACCACCGCGAAAATTTCTGGTGACGCGTTTCCATCCAAGATATGATGATCCTTATGCAGGCCGAGAGGCGTTGGCAAATGCAATATATTGGCCAGTTATATTCCGTCACATGGCCATGGAATGGTCCCTGCAGTTTCTTGAAAAATATGCATGTCCTTGGCTCGATGTCACATTAGATTCCGACTTGGAAGATGAACGATCAACAGAAATTGCAAACGTACTACGCAATACGTCTAATCAGGGTCTGATAGTGCATAAAAGAGATACAGAAATAAAAGCAATGGATATAGGGTCCACAAAAAATATAGAATCCTATGTAAAGTTTATTGATCTTATGAATAAGGAAATTGATATGGCTATTCTTGGAAATAACCTATCAACGGAAGTACGGGGCGGTGGTTCTTATGCCGCTACAAAAGCACATATGGGTGTTCGAGAAGATATCATTGGTGAAGATAGACGAATGGTAGAATCAACAATGAATCAACTCATTGAGTGGATTTACTGGTACAATTTTAATACCAATGAACCACTCCCTAAATTCAAACTTCACAAATCAGAGCCAGCAACAGAAGAACGTGCAGGAATAGACTTAATATGTGCACAAATGGGTGTCAAATTCAATAAAGAATATTTCGCGCGTGTTTATGGTTACAACCACGAGGATTTTGAAATTGGAGAACCACCTGCAAGTAAACTTTCCGGCTCATTGCCA